GTTTGACTCTAAATTCACTAGCTCCGACATGTAATCCTCAATTGGTAGATCTAGATACAGGTTCTCAAAAAACATGTCGTCATCCAGCACAGAGCTCTTGCTACTAGCTGCTTCGCTTCCTTGAGCCATGTTGTCCATTATGTCTGTGTGATCAATGATTTCAACTCCGTAATCTCTCGTTATCAGGCTAGAGATCCAGTTTATGGACGTCCTGTCCTCTTCATCTCTTGGGTTCATGCTCCCTAGCCTCAAATCTGCGAAGAGAACCTCCATGTCCTCCTGCGCCATGGGGTAGTCCGCAATCCAGCAATGAGTAAAACTATCCGGCTCCATCGGAGGAAACAATTCTGACCGAATAACTCCCGGATTTATGTGAGATGGTTTCAGCTCCATCAACCAGAACCTATTTCTGCCTCTTATTTCCGAGACAACAATCTGGCCATTTCGGAAACTCACATCAATTCTCTGAATTTGGACTTTCATCGTATTATCACTCCAAGCGACCCTAATCGAGTCCAAGGATTCTATTCCAAAAGAGCCATCAGAATAATCCTGAGTGTACTCACCCCATATGCTGGATTCTGGATCTAGACCTATTTTCTTTGCTCTGTCTCTTTCCTCTTCTGTTATCTTTTTGAACCACCTGCTAGTGCTTATGCCCCTATTTCTAAAAAAAGTTGTCAACCCGGTCCATTCCTCCACTATTTTCCTTTTGTCGTTATGAGCTTTACCTAGATAACGGATCGCAATCATCTCATTCGATAGAGCTAGACCCTCCCCCGAGATTCCTTTGTATCGGAACTGGAACTTAGACCAGCCATAGTCTTCTATTTGGCCTCCTCCGATCAACTGAGTGTCTGGATCTGATTTCTCGACAATCTCGAAACTCAAGAAATTTATTCCACTCTTCACCACAATCTCCTCAGTTTCTTTTTGGGTTCTCGACATGCTTAATAGCATCAGAACACCAATCATCCTATCGCCGTGCGAGATCTTTGATTCGTTTCTGATCATATTGGTGAGATCGTTTCTGTTGTCCAAGCCAGCTAATCTAGAAGAAGCAATTCTCAAATAAGAGTTGCCCATTTGCGTCTTCTTTGAATCTTTGAAAATGGCATCAGTGACTTGAGACAGCATGGCCAACC